AATTCAACAGCGGCCGTTTCAGTTTTGATTGCTTGTTTTGCATCGGAGGTCGTCAAGAGACTAACACCACTTGCAGCGCTGATTCCTAATGAGTTGCTTCCGGCGGCGCCGAGCGCAGAACGAGTTCCATCGGCTTTGCGAAACTGCACCAATGGAATCATTGACAGGCCGCCAACTTGTGCCAGTTTTGCAGCCGTTACGGAGCCATCTGCCAGTTTTGCAGCCGTTACGGAGCCATCTGGCAGTTTTGCAGCCGTTACGGAGCCATCTGCCAGTTTTGCAGCCGTTACGGAGCCATCTGCCAGTTTTGCAGCCGTTACGGAGCCATCGACAATGGACGCTGTTTGCACTACGGGATATTGCAGCGCAAACAATCGTTTGAGCGTATGTATATTCATATAGTTTCCCTTTCAGATTTTTCTTAAATGGTTGCCTTCACCAAACACCGTGGGCGCAGGCAAAGCGAAAGCGGGTTGCTTTGCGTGTGCAGTCGGATACCCTTGTCCAGCGGCATTCTCTCCTGCTTTGCGTACAATGGCAGGCCGATTGTATTGACGGCCTCAATCATATCCGCCGGCGCAAAGTAGGTTACGAACAAATCCTGCACGCCGACAGGAAATATTCTCGCTTCGTTGGCGTCAATGAAACTTACGCTGCCGATTTTGCCGTAATATTCCTCAAACGTGATTCCGCCAAATTCAAAACCTTTGCGCGTATCAGACCGCAGCATCAAGGAATCCTGATACCTGTGATAGGCGTCCTGCACATAGACGTGTCCAGTCAGAGCGTCAAAAAAGTTCTTGCCGCAGAAGGCGTGCAATCTTGTATAGATGGAGGCGCCTAATGCGTCCTCAATCAATCGCGCGGCCTCGACACATTTGGATAATACGTTGGTCGTCGTTACATCCAGCGCAAAATCAACCGTCTGCTCTACAACGTCAAACTCGTTAAAGAGATTGTAAATAACCGTGCTTCCATCGGCATCAAGGATTTGTCCCTGCAAGGCGCCGATACGCTGATACTCCAGTGTTATCTCGTGATTCTGCCGCATAGCAGCAAGACGATTATTGACAACCTCGGCGATGGCTTCTTCCTGATTTTCCGACCCAAACTTGCGCACGTTTAGAACATCGTCCGCAAGGACTGAATCTTCCTGTTCAATGTGCGGAATCACAAACGCCCGCGCACGCCGTGTGCCGACTTTTGCAACTGTGCCCGCTTGTCCGCGTTTGCTGGTCGGCAGAAGAGCAAGTATGCCGTCCTGCTCCTCAATCACCACCTTGTCGGTCGTAACGCCCTGTTCGGCAAACAGTCTCATTTCCGCGATGCGCGACGGCTTATACGGCAGTTTGTTTATAGCCGCTGTCAGTGATGCGCATCTAAACATATCCTTGTTGAAAACATCCAGTATCATTTTAGACATTTTTTATCTCCTGATAATTTTTTTGTTTTGTTTTGTGTTTTACAAACCTACTGATTGTTTCGTCGGTTCAGCCCGGCAGATAATGCCCAGCGCCTCAAGAGCCGCGACAACAGCATCCAAATCTACACCTTCTGCAACAGACAAATTGTCCTTGTCCACGATTGCCGGCCCGCGGACTAAAGCCAGCGCCTTAACACCGCCAACAGCAGCCAGACTTTCTTTGGATACTTTTTCGAGCAGGATTGCCGCAGCCGATGATTCGCTCCCTGACACGACAGGTTCCCATCCGCTTGCATACTTCAGCACCGTCCCAATCTCTAAATCAGCCGTGGCGTTTTGGTTTTGTTTCAGCGTGATTGATTCCCTATTGTAGTTCAGAGGCAGTTCAAACTTCACTACCTCTCCGACTGTCAAACCTTTTACAAGTGCACTCATAATATTCTCCTGTTGTTTTTTTGTTATCGTTTGCTTGCTTCCGCTGCGCGGCGTTCCGCGTCCGCAATCAGCGGATTATAGTTTGTTCTTGTTGGCCCGCCGGACAGTTCCAGCGTCTGTGCGCTGGTGTGTTCCTTGAGAATCACGGGGTCATTCTCTGCAAGGATTTTCACAAGCTCGTCAAAACCATCGTCGCCTTTGGACATCGACAGCTGCAGCGCTCCAGTCTCGACGTACCGTTTAGCAAGTTTTTCTTTGACCGCAGGCGTGATTCGACCGGCAGCAACCAGCGTGTTCAGCTTCATCTCGCGATTTTCAGACGCTAGCCGTACCAGCACAGGGTCTGGCATAACCGGCTCCGGCGCTGACATACTGATTGCATTCTTCTTCTGTTCTTCTTTTGCCGCCGCTTCTACCGGCGTCTCTTTTGTTTCCTGCACCTTTTTGAGCAGCTCGGCCAACGCAGCCAGAATCTGCTCTTCGCTTGCGTCCTCTGCAAGTCCCAGTAGTTTTGCAATTTCTTTCATAGATTTATTCTCCTGATTGAGTTCTATCGGTTCCAAACTTGCAACAAGTTTGAAATTTTCTAAACCCGGAATTGCCGGATTAGTACACAATGCAACGTGCGTGATAGGCCGGATGTAGTAATTGCCCTTGCTGTCCATTGCCTCCTCCGGTGAGAAGATGGACACGTCGGAAGTTTTGGCCAACTTCTCTGCGTCCTCACCCACCAACTCTAATATGCCGACGAGTGAATCGCCGTCGGCGAACATATCCACTACCCATCCCTGATTTTTCGATGGGTCGTCCGCTCCTTTGTGCGTCAGCGGCACGGGCACTTTTAATCCATTATCGCGCCACTGCTGAAACGTACATTCCCAGTGCTTAAGTGTATCGCGCGTAATCTCAAAGGGCTTGCCGTTAAACTTATTGATGTATGTTCCCGTTTTGATTAGTTCCTTGCGAAACTTTCTAACGGGCACATTGTCCTGCAAGGACATCGCAGAGATTGCTATCGACTCATTCGGACATCGTGCATAATACATCGACGCGGAAATTTCCTCTTTGCCGCTGGCCTTCTCAAACTGAAACTTTTTATAGTCGTGTTCTTTCAGCCACCGCTTCGCCTCTTCCGGCGTAAACTTGCCTGCGTCAAAGCGTATGGCCTGCACCTCTACTGTTCCGTCGGGGAGTACGCCCCAGAGGACGTGGATGCCTTTTTCAAACTTGTCGTTCTCACGTCTGATGCGCACGTACTTGTCAGGATTGTTAATCCGAGCGGCATGTTCGTTTGGATACGGCATAAGTTTTTTGCCTTTCTATTTTTCTATTTTGTTCAGTTTCCATCTAACAAGTCAAGAAAAAAATTTTTTTACATCGCCAAAACCATCCCTGGATTGTACGCAAATCCTCTATCGGGGACGGGCTCGACCGTGATTGGTTCTCCATATTCGTCCGTCGTTTCAAAGCGCTTCGGCGGCTCCAGTACGTCCCGCTCCTCAAACAATTCAATCACCGTACACCGGCACGCCCAGCCGTTCGGCGGAAAACTTGTCCTCCAAAACGGATGGTCTTTCGGCAGTGTCGTTCCCTCCATCGCCAGATGTTCCGGGCGCACTCTGTCGTCGCCGACCGTCGTATATTTGTAGCCCCAGAGAAAATCGCCTAACTCATGCCCTTGCAGCCATTTAGCCGCGTGATAGGCCGTCTGCGTCTGCGTCCTGTAGATTGCCTCCAGCTGAAAATTGCTGGTCGGTGTAATCCCTAATCGGTCAAAAGTCTTTCGCAACTCTTTAACACCATCGCGGACGTGCAGACCCTCACTGGTGATTTTTTCCATTTTGCGCAGCAGGCGTGTCTCAATAGCATAACCCGCGTTGGATAAGACCCTGAACGCCTCTGCGTCATACATCTGGCGCAACTGCTCGACTTTTTCCTGCGGAAGGTTTGTCATTTTTCGCAGTACTTTTATTGCTTTTTCCGCTTCCGTCGAAAAAGACAGCGGCTGCGATTCTTTTCTCCAACTCTTCAGGCCGAGCAGGTGTGCGGCTACCATTGCATCGCGCAATTCGTCCTTCCCTTTGAGCAGTTCTTTCAGGATTATCTCTCGCGGATTGAGTGCCGTATTTTTTTTGTACGCGGCCAGAAAGTGCCGCTGCAATCTGAAGCCGATGCGTTCAGCGGCCAGCAGACTTTTCCGTATGCATCGCTCTAACTCCATCTGCCGCTGGATAGCCAGCCGGCGCTCCAGTGGTGAGATTTTTCTTTTCATTCTTCTTTACTTTCCGGCTGTGCTGGATTTGGTACGTCCTTGAGCAATTGCAATTTATCATTCTGCATTCCGGGCACAGATACCTTGCTTGTGTCGTCTTTGTCCAGAGCCGCTGCAACCTCTTTGGATTTTGGTATGCCGATTAAGTCCTTAAGAGAGTCTGTGTCGATTTGGTCAAACTCCTCTGCAAATCCCTGCGGATTGGTCAGGATGGATGCATAGACAGTTTTCAGCATTTGTAATTTTTCATTGACAAGCGGCGCCGATTCCAGCCAGACTTTTCCGCGCATCTGCTCGCCGTAATTGAGCACCAAAAATCTATCTACAACCTCATTGAGCGACTGCACAATCTGCCTGTCGCGTATCTGCGTAATCATTATGGCTATATCGCCGTGCACGCTGGCCTCTGCTTTCGTTCCAAACTCTCCTTCTAAAATCGCCCGCTCCGGCGTAAGCAGAGCGCGCACTTTTAACGTGTCCAGATATTTTTCGCGGTCGACAAACTGCGGCTGTCGTCCGCCGGAATCTTCCAGGATTTCAATTTTCCAGCCGGTTTCATCGGCGCCTAACTCTCCCATCCACGGCGCCACCATCCGCGGCACGCTGGCAGAGCCGCTGCCCTCTAATGCTTTTAGCAGTTCCGCTGCAATCACACCGTTATCGACGTCCTTATCATTGACCTTTGATGTGCCCGGCGGGTAGTGGATAATAAAATGAGAGCCGGCAATTTTTTTATCATACACAGACGCGGTATAATCCGCGGCAATCCATTTGTTTTGTATTTCCCTTGCGTTTTCCAGCAGCGGGCTTCCGTACCATTGCGTTCCTTCGACGCCTAATGCAATGTGCAGGCAATTTTCTTTAGGCAGGATTATCGGTGCTGCATTAAGCGCCGTCTGCTGCTTATAGCCGGCAAAGGCGCCGGTCTGCAAGTCAATCAGCACGATGGTAAAATCCTGCAAAAGCGGCTTAAACTTATCAATCTCAATTCTGCCGTCCACCGCACGCCAGACAACCTCAAAGGGCTGCCAGCCGAAATCAATGCAGCCGGCCATTGCTGACTCAATAATTTTTTGACGATGCCTGACAAAATTGTCCTGCACCGCCTTGACAATTGCATTGTCCACATCGTCGGCGCATTGCACCGTCCATTGACCTGACAGGATTGCAGAGATTGCAACACTGCGTGCCAGTGCAATCGTCGGGTCTTTGCGCATCCGTCGATACTCATTGTAAGACGACACCTCCATTGTTGTCGGCGATAACTCTGCGATGTTGGCGCCATAGGACAGCAATGCATAACTGACAATCTGCGGCGGTGTTTTTTCATTTTGCAAAGGCGTTTTTTTGTTTGCTTTTATCTTTGCCATTTTGTTTGTTCCTCTATAGATAACTGATAATAGGTCGTTTTGGTTCCGCGGTCGGAATCGTCAGGCCGGCGGAAACTGCAATCGTCGGCCTGCTCTGGTCAAGCACAGAGTATATGTTCAAAGGCCATAACTTGTAAATAATATAACCGAGTGCGTCCGTGATATGTCCGATGTCGCCGATGTCGTTGGGCTCGCGCGTGCCCTCCTTATAACTGCGTGTCTCCAAATCAGAGATGAGATGCTCACATTTGGGGTCAATGAAAACGTATCGTTGGCCGGATGCATTGCACAATCTTGCATTGGTCGATGCAAATCGGTTTTGGATGCGCGGATTAGATTTGTCGATGTGCAGTGTTCGCCCTAATCGTTTTAACGGTTCGGATTGCAAAATCAAAATGTAGTCCGTGCTCTCTGCACTGGTTTTTCGAGCGCGGCTTGCGGCGTCGCCGTAAAACTCAAAGCCCCCCTTGTGTGCTGCATACCGCTGCACAAGCACCTCAATCGTCTGCATCGTCGTTGTGTTGCGCAGAAAAATCTCGTCGAACACCTCAAGAAAATCTCCATTGCGATGTGCAAGTACCCAGCACATCGGGTTAACGTTAAAATCCGTGCCAACCAGAATCGGCTTCTGCGGGTCATAAATCACAGGCCGCACATTGTACTCATAGTTAAAAGATGAAAACACAAGTCCCTCTGACGCAAGAAATTCGCCGTCGTACCGCATACGGAAAATGTTCGGCGGAAAAGTTCTTTTGGCCCGCTCGTACTCTTCCAGCGGATAAAATGGATTATCAATGCTTCGCCACTTAATCACGCAGTAGTCAGGGTCGCCGGATTTGGCTCTATCGACAATTTCTTTTTTGAGCCAGTTTAATCGGTAGGGCGTCGATGTTATAAGCACAGGCGCGCGATGCAATCCCGCGCGCCCCTGAATGGCAATCCACGCTTTTTCGGAAAATTGTCCGCCTTCATCTAACCACGCGAAATGATATTGTCCGCCCTCCAGCCCCTCCGGATTATCCGCCGACAGCGTCCATATCGTGCCAAGTCCATAAGGCAGCGTATATTGTTTTTTCGCCTCTGAATAAAACCCCTCAAGGTCAGTCTGCCGAAAGGCCTCGACAAGCGTTGGCATTGTTGCTCTGTTAAGAATTGCATACGTCGGCGCAACGACAAGACCTAATATCTCTTTGACGCCGCTTGCAAGCAATTGTCTTATCTGCTTGATTATCCATAGTGGGCCCATACAGGTTTTTCCGCCGCCAGTACCGGCAATGGCAGCGGTAAATCGAGCGCTGCTCTGCATAACCCGCGATTGTCCTGGGTGCAGAGGAAAAGTTTTTACTCCATCAACTATGGTTCCCCAGCCGGTCTGCATTGGGCTCCATCTCGATTAGGATTCTGATTGGATAAGTCTTTCCAGTTTCGTCCATCGTCTCCTGCTTTCCAACCGGCCCGACGGCGCGGTCAAGCAGTTCTTTGATTGCCCACGGTTCTCCGTCTTTCGCCTTTTGTATCAATAATTTAACGACCTCGCGAAAATCTTTTGCGGTGATGCATTGGAAAAAAAGTGCCTTCAAGGCAACGGAAGAATGTTTGTTTTTTGCTAAAGTGCCAGGCGAAGTTTTTAATTCATCTAACCTCACCGGCAAATTTTTTTCTCTATTGTTTTCTTCAGTACTCAATCCAATCTCTTTCATTTCGATATTCCACCGGTCGTACCGTTCCCTTTTTCTCCTGCCATAGTATCCTTGCACACACGCGCAGCATTTGTTCGCCGCCCTTGCGATACTCCGCAAGGCGGAAATAGAACGGATTGCCGCTGTAAGTTTTTTTCGCCCTGGAAATCAATTTGGTAATTGAGCTCCGGCTGCATTGTACTTGATTTTGCAGAAAATCTATCAACTCCTCTCGCCCTATCTCGTCGTCCTCATCCATCGTTTCGAAAATCCGGCAAAACAAATAACTCACAGAGTGCGTGCTGGCGCGATGGCATTGCAGCCGCGCGGCAAACTCTTTTTCTTCTTCCGTCATTGTTGGCGGATATGGCAGCCGCAGCATTTTTTTAAGTTCCTTAACCGCCTGCTGATTAGTCATCTTCTCCAGATTTTTGACGCCATATTGTGATAATATTTTGAGCACCAAAAATCGTCTCTCAATCGGCGGGAGTTTGCGGCCAACATTTTTTTTCTCACGTTGTGGACTTTGTGTATCCATATATTCTCCCTATTATCATACACAACCCTTGATTTTGTGTCAATAATTAAGTTCTCGACCGCGGCTCTCCACAACAAACGAAACATAAACCAAGAACATAAAAAAAGCCCTGCTGGCTGGCAGGGCGTAAATTGAGAAAAAACTCCTATGACACCAGATGAATCATACCCAAGTCAGTCGGACAAGTCAACAAAATTTTTAGAAAAATCAAAAAAAAATTGAAAAAAGTACTTGACAAATTGTACGGGATGTCGTAAATTATATATATAGTAAGGGACGAACAAGAAACAAAAACTTAAGATAGAAAGGAGAATGGAAAATGATTTTCGTTAACATCAGCAACCATCCGTCCAGCAAATGGACTGACGAACAACGGGAAGCCGCTCTCGCAATGATAGCCGATGATGATGGCTATTGCGATGGCACAAT